AAATCGTTTGTATAAGCTGCCATAATTTGTTCCTACATTCTATATATTAAACCAAAAAACTCAAAGTGTATACCCTATGCTGCAATATTTCTCCAATTAGGTGTTTGACTATCTATAACTGGTGACCACACATTGAGCGTGCTTACACTCGCTGTTGCAGAAACACCTGCTGTTAAAGTGACAGTTGCTCCTGCATTAACCGTTGGGTTAACAAATGGATCGCTTGAAACCATTTCATTTAATTGAACATTAAATACATTTTCTGTAACTGTTGTTAATGATCCAACAGAACCTGTTGCTGCTACACCTGTGCTAATAATAATTGTAGCTTCTGCGTCAATCAATACAGAAACATTGCCTAAAGTAGCACTTGCCCCAGTTAAAGAAACTTTTGCATCTGCTTCAGGTGTTACTGTACCTAAAGCAGAGGTTCCAACCTGACTAGCTGGAGTGATGTTGGCTTTACCAGTTATGCTAGTTAAAGTACCTAATGCTGATGTGCTTGATAAACCTGATGGAGTTGCATTTGCGTCAGCATTTATTGTGACTGCAACTGATCCTAGTGTAGCTGTAATACCACCTACCGAGGCAACTGCTTTACCGTTGACTCCAGGTGCACCTAAAGCTGATGTAGCAGCTAATCCAGTAAGAGTAATTGGTACAGAGCCTTGACCCCACTCGAGTTGACCCCAAGTGCCTCTACCCCAACCGTTAATAAAAGCCATTTAAGGCTAGGCTATTCTAATAATAGCAGTTGATGCAGCTGCAGCAGGAAACACAATAGTGAAATCTCCTGCAGTAGAAGTTTTATCCCCACCAAAATCGATAGTGGCTACAGATCTATCAGAGTTAGTGTCGTTATAAATTAAACAACCTCTAGCAGTAACAGTAGCTGTACCAAAAGTTAAATCAGAAAAGTCAGTGAAACCTGTAGTTCCTGAACTTGTTGGATTTACATTGGTTAAAGCTGATCCACCTGCAGTATAGTTTGTTCCTGATGCTTCTTGACTTGTACTGTAAGCTGTAGTAGTGGCACCCATTGTTGCTGAACTTGTATAAAGTGCTAACTTGAACGAGTTTCCGCCTGATGCTAAAAAGTTATGTTTAGCTTCAAGAAGTTCTTTCTTAAAGCTGGTTGTTAATGTTGATGATATTGCCATTTTAAAGTTCCTTTAATATTTTAGCTAAGTCTTCGTGACCTTGGGCATTTAGTAGATTTCGCATTGTACAGCGTTCACTATTAATTGCCTCTTTTATATGGTAAAGTATTGCAGAATAAATAGCTAGTCTAAAAGCTTCAGCTTGTTGTCGTATGTGTCCATCAGCATTTTCTGAAATACCACAAATCCTAGCTGTGCATCTTTCTGCCCAAAACTCTGGAGGATGTCCTCTGTTTTCTGAGGTGACTACACCTATTTGACCTAATTTAAGTTCTGTGTCTACTTCTATCATTTAATACCTCTTAGCTTCGGGTGGTGTTTCCATAACACTTCTAACCTCTGTGATGTTTTTTAATTGTTTTTCATGCATCATTTCATTGTATTCAGAAAGTTTAACTTGGTGGTATATTTTGTTATCATCAAGAATTATAATATCAGGATCGTCAAGTCTATGGTATCCATAAACTCTTTTTTCTATAGGACAATCTGTGTCCAATAAACCTGATCTAGCTGCGACATTTACAGTCATTCCTCTTTCTATACATTTAGCTAACCAAAACTCACAACATGCTTTTCCTGCTTCAGCAAAATGTAGATTTCCTCTGTAACTAAAATCAATACCAAACAAGTTGATACTGCCAACTTTGTTGTATAAAGCAAAAGCAAAAGCAAAAGGAACAGTATTGTTTAAGTACGCACAATCTGCGTCTTGTACAACTTCTTGTAAGGGGTAGAGTACTGCAGAAGGACATCTTTCGTCTAGTTCGCATGTGTATACAGGTATGTCAGCTACTGGTAACCATCTTCTCATGATATCTGTTTGACTTCCTGCATCGTCGGTGTCCATAAACCTACTAACTGGATCAAGCATAAATACTCTGTCGCATTTAGTGATAGCTCCCATACAATTTATACCCCAGACTTCGTCATAGGTTTTTGAATGTATTAAACTAAGGTGAAAGTCTAGTTGACTCGCGCCCATAGCAACAATGGCAATATTCTTGCCTTCGAGTTTATCTATCCTCATGCTTGTGGTGGTCTTCGTATCTCATCATATCTGTACTGATCTCTAGTTGATTTACCCTCACCAAGATTTTTAATTCCTAGTAGAGCTTCTTGAAACTTAGATTCGTATACTGGTATTGCTTCATAATTTTTGAGATACGTGCATGCTTCAACTAAACTGCCATACAGCATAGCATTTGGAGCATTCTCAGACAACCATGTTGTTTCACTTCCTGTAGTTGTGGTAAGTGATGCTGGTCTGTAGTAGTAATGCAGTTCAACTTCATAAGCTGAATCTGGTGCTGGTGCAACCATAAAAGTATTATTGTCAAACTCTGCGTAATACTTAGGAAGTCCTGTTGTGGACGCATTAGGACTATAATCCCTAATGAAAGAAACTTGTTTTAGTAATAGATAGTTGTAGTTACTGCTGCTGTCTATGACAGCCATACTAAATGGTGCTAAATAATCTGTAGGACATTCAAGATAAGGTCCAGAAGCTGTAAAGTTTCCAACTTGATTTTTTCTAAAGTCATCTAACTGTACATTTTTAAATATGCGTTCTTCTGTTGTTGTTATAAAAGTGGGTAGGTTCGTTACAAAACTGGTCTCAGTACTATCTAGATAGTCTTGTATTGCTGTTTTTAAAGTTGTATATGTGTAACTCATACTGACACCGTTACATTGCCTACAGCACCAGTCGATTCTGGTAAACTGTATGTAGAACCTATCGTGTCACTGTTCACTGCATACATGATGGGTGAACTTACCCCATTAGAGTCTTTGGGGTTGCTTACTCTAACAACACCTAAATTTATTGTTGATTTAACATCAGGTCTGGGGTTTCGTAGTGCTTCTGGGTCTACAGTTTTTCTAGTTGTTATAAGTTGTGGGTGTTTAGGATCATACATGTCTGGTCCAACTAATAGACCGTTCCATGTTTTCTTCATGTCGTTTAATTTGTATCTAAACCCACTTATGTCACAGATACCATATGCATTTTTACCACTTGAGTATGCCATTAGTATCTTATCCTCGGTGTAAGGTGTACACTAGCTCTGTCTCTATCTTCATCTGCAGCCCTGTTAAAACTTTCTTCATAGTCTATTTTTAAAAGACCTGCTTTTTGTGGGTTTCTTTTTAGACAAAGTTGATAAGCTAAACCCAGTGTCATACATTGTATAAAACGACTAGGTACTTCTTGATCTTGTGCTGAAGCTGTTACATCGTCTATTCTTTGTATTCGGTAACTTATAAATTTATATGTGGTTGTGTTATCTGGTGTAGGATAAAGATATAAAACTGGAGTTTCTTTTCTATCTACAAAATATTGAGAAGGTCTTCCTGTAATTGTTTTGTCTGGTAAACTTAGATACTCCGATCTACTTATCCTATCTATCGATATATCGCTGTAAGATGAGCTAGTTGTGCTGTCGAATACTCTAACAACTGCTTCAAGTACATCTACATCATACGAGTTTAGTGTGTATGTTGATGTACCTGAAGTTAAGTCTAGTGTGACTTGTTCTACTGTCCACAGGTTGATACCTCTGTTTGCCCAATCGGAAAACATTATATTGAGGGATCTTCTTGCGGTTGCAGCATCGTAGCCTGTACGCATTTCAAGTCCTGCTAATTCAAAAGCCTCTTCTATAACCTCAGCTGTGTTGAGGCTAAATACCTTAGAATCAGAAGTAGCCATTTATCTAAAACTCTTTAAATAAAGTTAGTACAATAACATACGAATCACCACTTGTGTGACCTGTAGTTGTTAGTAGTATATCTCCTGTTTTTCCACTACCTGAGGTGTTCCTAATCCCACCGAACTCTGAAAAATCTTCATCAGTTGTGTAGTCTGCATTAAGATCCCAACAGATCGTATTAGTAGTAGCATCCCACAAAAGTTTGACACTCATACCAAAAGTTGAATAAACGATTTTAGCTAACCTAACTCCTGTGCATGCTTTACCATCACTAGTTCTAGTTGCTAAACCACTTACATCAACTTTATTTACTGCTGACTCACCTGTACCATCAGATGTGTTGGTCAGCTGAATAACAACTGACCTATCACTATCTGACAGAGTGGTTGAAGTTACTGCGTCTGCCATATGTTACTCCTTAAGAAGCTACGTCGTAGCCGATTATCTCAATCATAAAACGACCAGCAGTGTAAGTAGCATCGCCTGTGCCTTGACTTACTAGATATAAGTATTGGTCAGCAGTAATATCTCCACCAGCAACCATAGTACCTGCAGATGCAGCACCAGCGTTGATGATTTGAGTTTCTGTTAAATCTCCAATAGCTGTATCGTTTACACCTGTGCCTTCAGTAGCTGAGTATAGATCAATGTCTGTGCTTCCACCAGCTGGAGTTTCTACACATGTCATTGTCACACCAAAAACAACACCTTGATTAGCTGTTGTAACCTGTGCTATATAAGCAACACCTGAACCATCTTTACCAATAATATCACCTGCAGTTCCACCATCTTTTAACCCAGTAAGGTCAATCATAATAGTAGATTTTACAATGTTAACATTAGTATCAACATCACTTTTTAGTCTATCAACCTGAGTGATATATACTGCTGCTGTACCTTCAATACCAGCACTTCCTACAGCTTCAGCTGACATTTTAGTACCACTAGTTACAGTGATTGCACCAGTAGTTGAATTTTCTGAGATAGTTTGAAAACCATTTTTGGAGCGGACTGGTCCGCTAAAAGTTGAATTTGCCATAATTTCCTCCTAGGAAAAAAGTTCTACTGTCTTGGCTTGTCTGCTAGGTCAGTCTGTAGAACAAAATTAATAAACCCTAGACCCTTAGTCTATACCAATTCTGCAAAAAAAGAAAGGGGAGCATATAGCTCCCCTTTACAAAGAAATGGATTATTTACGCTCCAGGGGATCCGTAAATACCACGCCAGTCACTAAAGCCGAAAGAATATCTTTCTCTAGCTTTGTAACGCATGTTTCCAGTCTCGAAGTC